TTTTCGCTATAGATTTGAATGTCCCCATCGCCACTCATCTCTACCCAGGCATTACCTTTTGCATTTATTATATAAATTAATCCGTTGGTGTCGTCCATTAATACCTGGTTTCCACCTGCTGTTCTAATTCTTATATTTTTACTTTCGCCGTTGGTGTCACCGTCATCCATTACAAAACTGTGTCCGCCTGTTCTGTGTGTGCCGTCTTTTTTACCTGTATCGAGATTTATGTCTTCTGCACCTGGTGTTGATATACCAAATACTGCACTAGGTGATTCTCTTCTTGCACTAGAACTAGATATGCCTCTGAGCTTGTCGTTAATTAATCCTTGGTCTAAAATAGGTTTTGTTATGTACGGATTAACTGGTCTTGTAGCACTGTTGCCATGGTCTACATCAGGCGTTCGTTTGTTAACTTCTGCTACAGGTAATTTCGCATCTCCGCCGAATGTTTTTCCAGCGGCGTTACCTGGGACCATATTAGCCATTTGGTCTGGCAGTAAGCATCCTAATACGAATGGTAATTTAGATTTGCCGTCTGCGAAACATACTAGTACCCAGTTACCTACATCAGGTGGAACCATCCACATGCCGTAACTTTTTTGTGTTTCGACATATGATGCTAAATTATCACCAATTCTGTTAGAAGGTGTGCTTCCGCCGAACGGTGTACTCCAAAATGCATTGACCCAGTTGCTTGGATTATCTCTGTCTTTGCCTAATGCTGGAATGTATACAGTTAATCGTCCACTATGTGTATCGTCTTTTGGTCTAACAATAACTTCGCCTAGATATACACCAAAGTCTAAGTCAGCATTTTTAGTTAATGACGCTGTAGGATTACTACTGCTAACCTTAAATTTATCTGCTCTATACTTTCCACTTATACTCATTACTCGTCGCCTCCATCTAAGCCGTAATCTATATCTACTAAATCATACATAGACAAATCTAGTGCTGTCTGTTTCTTGGCATTCAGATCTAGTTCAAACATGCCATTTGCAAATGTTGCCGTTACTTGCATAATCTGATAAACCCCACTTAAAAAGTATGCTGTTCCTGCCTTAGACATATAACCTGTGTTGTTATCTTCATCGTCTACATCTGGATCTATTACTCTGGGAGTTTGCATTGTGAACAAAAAGTAATTATCATTCCCGTCATATGAGATAGCGTCCATATCGGATTCTTTAACGCCGCCTTCGCCAGCCACATATTTTTTTCCTTTCATTGGATCTACTGGCTTAGCGCCTAAGTACCACGGATCTCCTCTAACCTTTAATCCTAAGTCAACTAGTATACTTGCATCGTTAACATTTTGAAACATGTACCCGAACAATGTTGCTTTATTTGAGCCATCGCTTGTATTTCCAGATGTAGTTACTACACTCACCGTGTTACTAAAACTTGGTTTAACTGTTGCCGTCGCCGTGCTGGCGATGTCTCTGAGCTGACTCATAGCTTTGTGCCCACTTAACTCGCCTATAATTGTTTCTGTGCCACCACCAGTATCTGCTAGTAAGTCAGAACTATATAAATATCCGCTTGGCTCAGGTTTATAATTGCCTTGATTATTGACGCCGCCAGCTTCACCGACCGGGGCAAGTGTTTGCTCTCCAGTTACAGCATCTTTTTGGTATCCTAATGGATTTGTTCCGCCTTGAGATTGAAAAATAATTGCTTGGGCTAACGTCATATATCGACCTTTATCCTTAGCCATTTCATCTTGTTGTGCCGGTGATAACCCGAGAGAGTCTATGGCTTGTTGTCGCATAGTGGGGTCGTCTTGTAGTTTTTTTGATAATGCTTTACTGTCGGTTTGTATAGCGTCTTTATATGCTTTTGCATTTTTACCATCCGGGTCGTTTGGATCGCCCCCAGGACCATTTGGGCTAGTAGAAGAGTCTCCCATTTTGCCGCCGCCTGGCGCTCCTAGTAATAATTGTCCTGCTTTATAAGAAATATCAGCACTCAGTATTTGGTCATTTAACCCAGTGTACAAGTAGTGGTACGCCTTTTTAATTTTCATTTCTCGCACACGAGTAGTCACATTGTCTTTAGTAGTTTCAAATTCAGCCATCGATATAGCAGTGCCTTCATCTGCAGTATCGTATATTACAGGCTTATATGTAATCCTCTTTCCATATGTGTTTCGTCTATGGTCATATTTTAACCATTCTACAGTTGCTTCAATTTTATACCAACTGGTGAATGTTTGGTTAAGATCTATTCCGGCTGGATCAACGTCAGGACTAGCAAAATCAAATTTCCTTGTGGTCATCTCTAAGAAGTCATCATTCATTACCAGTAACGTTGTGAGTATCCTGTGGAAATTTGTGCCTTGTTTAACTTGTATTCTATCAAAGCTCCATATGCCGCCAGATGCTTGTATGCCACCATCTAAACTTTCCGGATTATCTTCTAGTGCCTTGTCGTATGCTTCTCTTGTTTTTATGCCTTGTGACTGGGCATTCATTAATCTGTTTACTTGCTCTGCTGTGTCGGCATTAGTATATTTAATTGTAGCATCGCCGAGCTTCGCTTTAATTGAACTAAGATCAAACACGATTTCGTCTTGTACAGCATGTTCTTTATAGTTGTCTTCTCTAAACTTTGTAAGTGTTTCTTGCAAATCTTCTAAACATTTAATCACAGAACCGCCTGTCATACTAGTGTCTGCAGGAATTGTATAAAATGTATCTGAGAATGCAGATTGAGAACCGATTACAACTGCAAAGTCATATGTACTACCCTGGTCTGTTATGCTTACATCGATAGTTGCAATCTCACATTGCCAGCACCATGGCCCGTCAATAGTAACAGGTTCGCCGGCGGCTTCATTGTCGTCGATGTCGTCTGTGTATCCTTTAAAAGATAGCTCGAGAAATATAGGAGCGTTAGCAAACATGCCTGCTTTAATTCCTAATGCCTTTTTAGCCATTTGTATTTGGTCTAATAAGTCTGCGGCGCCTGGTTGTATAAGTGTGAATGAACCGTTAGTAACAAATGCCCCTGAATTACCTTTAACTATGTTTAGCGAAATATTTTCTATTGCTATACCGGTTACACCTGTTTGGGCAATAATAACCGTTTCCTCTGGCTCGGCTTTTAAAGCACCATTCATATAGCCGCCTCCTTCGGTAAGTTTAGTCTCATCAGGGATCATGTAAAGTCGCCAGTTGTATGTGGCGTTATTAAATGCGTCTAACTTGTTACCCGCAACTTCGCCAAGATAACGATCTTCTTTTATAACTGTTTGGGTTTTCTCTTTTTCTTTCTTGTTCCAGAACGGCATTAGTTAATTACTCTGTCGATTGTCTCTTTGGTAGGGATATAAATCGGTAAGCCTGATACAAAATCTTCTATAGGGTCAATAATTAAATCTGGGTTCCTTAGTGCAAACACCCACCATAGTCTCACAGTGCCATACAACTCGTGGGCTAGTAAGTCGGGGCGTTTTGCATATTTGGCATCTACTGCATATAATCTATCTGCTCGACTTTTAGGAAGTTTCGGTAAATCATTTACGTCAAGGTACCAGCCGGTTGTTGGCGCACGTTTTAGAAAACTATCTTTACTATTAAATGAAGCCATTAGATAAATCCATCCGATAATCCTTTGCCACTAGTGAATCGTTGCAAGTTAAATTTCTTTCTAGTTTTCCTGTATGTGTACTGTGGAGCAAGTTCTATCATAATACTAGTCTGTGTTGGCATCATTGTTGTTTTACCATTGTATTTAACTGGAACGTAATCTACATCGGGCGGTAACTGGAAGTTATAGTTTTTTATAATAACAGGTACTTTGTTGAATCCAAATTCTCCCAAGTATTCAAACAACAACACTGGAGGAGGTGTACCGTAGTAGCCTGATTTAACAGCACTATCACCATAGAATGCTTTGGTAACACTTCGTAAAAAATGAAACACTGCTAACAAATATTGTGCTTCTTCAGTAGTATTTGCTGTAAACGTTCCTGTGATAGGCAACGTTGTAGGTCTACTATTAATGTAAGTATAAAATGGATAGTTCGAACCATGCTGTGTTGCTTCGTTGTAATCAACCGATGCCGCAAGGAAGATGTCCGGAGTAAAAGGAAACACAATTCCGCCTCTATCTTGCAATGGCTGTAACACACTGTCGGGAATGTCTTTAGTAGGATCGTCAGGATCTACTAGACCGTACGCCCATCTCTCTCCACCTTTCTTAGGTCGGATTCTTGCTCGCCAATCTATTTCGTCGAACTCTGTACCGTCTTGTCTCGACACCAGTTGGTCAAACTGCTCTACGCCGCCGATCACCTTAGGTTGGTTATATTCTGTATCATTTGCCATATTGTGCTCCTTCGTACTATTTATCAAGATAAATAATAGCACGTTTTAATTATTAGTAAGATTATTAGAAAACAGTTGACATTGTCTATGTTAGGCGCTATACTACTGTTTAACTAAGGAGATTATATGGCTCACATTACACCAAAAAAGGTTAATTATTTAAACAATAAAGATATACTCAAGCAAATTCATGCTAGTAAAATGTCTTATTGTTATGTGCAAGACGACATGTACATGAATCCAGATATCATTTTAATGGATATAGCAGAAGTTAACAAGACTACTATAGCACAAGCTCAAGAAAACAGATCAGCAAAATTGCAGTCTGAAGGATATCAAACTGCTATGAAAGAAGGCGGATGGGATAAGAAGCCCAAGCAAAAAGACTTTGCTGTTGATCCACTTTCAATACCGGTAGATGAATTAGTATTTAGAGTAATGGGGTATGACCATATTCCAGATGAGCCTGGTAGAAAGAAAACAACTAAAACAGTTGCTGACACAAAAGCAAAACTAAATTTCCCACCGTTCAAGCATTACATCGTAGATGGCGCTGGAACTAATCCTAGAGAAGTTGGCAGAAGTCATTGGGTAGGTGGACTACACAATGGGCACTTCAGTGTCGACCACGGAAAAATTACAAACACCCTCGGTAGCATGTTTATGAAACTTGTTGAGCGTTACAGTCAAAGAGGTAACTGGAGAGGTTACACTTATGTTGACGAAATGCGTGGACAAGCATTAGTGCAACTTGCTCAAATAGGATTGCAGTTCAACGAAGCAAAGTCAGACAATCCATTTGCATATTATACCGCTACAGTTAATAACAGTTTCACTAGAGTTTTAAACTTAGAGAAACGTAACCAATCAATTAGAGACGACATCTTAATCGAGTCTGGACATTTACCAAGTTACGGTAGACAGATAGCATACGAAAATGAGATGAAAGAGCTTCGTAAGGTTGCAGAGACTGAAGTAGAAAATACATCAACTGAGTAACAAACATTATGGCAAACCTTTTTGAAAGGGCCGCGTGTTTCACCGATATACATTACGGCTTAAAGCAAAACAGTAGACAGCATTTAATAGACTGTGATAATTTTATAACATGGTTTATTGAGGAAGCTAAATCTAGAAATTGCGAAACTTGTATATTCCTAGGCGACTGGCATCATCATAGAGCAAGTATTAACATTGCTACTATGAACTCTACTATTAAAGACTTAAAGCGATTAAACGATGCGTTTGAAACTGTTTACTTCATTACTGGAAATCACGACTTGTTCTATAGAGAAAAGCGTGACTTAAACAGTATCGAATTTGCCAGAGACATGTCTAACATTGTAATGGTCGATGACCACTTCCTGCAAGATGACGTTGCGATTGTTCCGTGGCTCATAGGCGACGAACATAAACAAGTTGCTAAAGTAAAATGCAAATACATGTTCGGGCATTTCGAGTTACCGTACTTTAAAATGAATGCTATGATTGAAATGCCAGATCACGGTGGCATCAGAGCAGACATGTTGAGCGGGCCAGAATATGTATTCAGCGGACATTTCCATAAAAGACAATATAAAAATAACATACATTACATAGGTAATGCTTTCCCACACAACTATGCAGACGCTCAAGACAATGACCGTGGCGCCATGTTTTTAGAATGGGACGGCGAACCACAATATGTTAATTGGGAAGAATGTCCAAAGTATGTTACAATGGGATTACGTCAACTACTTGAAGCACCTGAGAAGTATTTAGATGCTCAAACACATGCAAGAGTTAAACTAGATGTAAACATTAGTTACGAGGAAGCAAACTTTATTCGTGAAACATTTGCAGAACAGTTTAAAGTTAGAGAGATACAATTACTGCCTGTTAAAGAAGAAGAGGAAGCATTTGAAGGTGGAGAAATTCAGTTTGAAAGTGTGGACCAAATTGTTATACAGCAATTAGAAACTATTGAAAGCAACTTAGTCGACACCGGCGAGCTTGTTAAAATTTACAGAAGTTTAGAGACCTTATAATGCTTACTATAAAAAACGTAACAGCAAAAAACTTTATGAGTATTGGCAACAACACTCAAGCAGTTACATTTGACACCGAGCAACTGACATTAGTTCTAGGACACAATTTAGACCTTGGCGGAGATGGCAGTAGAAACGGTACAGGTAAAACAACTATAATCAATGCACTAAGTTACGGTCTGTACGGCGAAGCATTGACAAATATTAAACGTGATAACTTAATCAATAAGACAAATGCTAAAGGCATGATTGTTACTGTTGACTTTAATATCAACGGAAAGGAATATCGCATCGAGCGAGGGCGCCGACCTAACACACTAAAGTTTTTTATAGACGGTGTAGAGAAAGCTGATGATGAACAGCAAGGCGACAGCAGAGAAACCCAAAAAGAAATAGAACGTATCATTGGGTTCCCGCATAATATGTTTAAGCATTTAATTGCATTGAATACATACACCGAACCGTTCCTTAGTATGAAAACTAATGACCAACGTGATATGATTGAGCAGTTATTAGGCATCACAGAGATTAGTGAAAAAGCAGAGCTACTTAAAGAGCTACTTAAAAATACCAAAGACAGTATTAAGGAAGAAGAACAGCGAATACAGGCTGTACAAAATGCTAACAAGCGTATTGAAAAAAATATCGATGATATTGAATTGCGTAGGAAAGCATGGGACAATCAGCACGGCAATAAACTCTCAGAATTATCACGGTCCTTAGATGCATTGTCGCATATCGATATTGAACCAGAATTGGACTTCCATAGACAATTAGATGTTGTTCATAAACAGCATTCAAAAATGCAAGGCTTACAAAGTGAATTGAAGCAATTGCAAACCAGCAGTAACCGTAATGCTAGTACACTTGTGAGTATACGAAGCGATATCGAAAAAGCAGAAACAGGTGTATGTCCGGCATGTGACCAAAGTACAGCACACTTAGACACCCACGAAACATATACCAAAGAGCTCAAGGCAAAAGAAGAAAAGGAACTAGAATATTCGACTGAGCTAGAAGGAAAGATTTCTGTGTTAGAGCAGAGTTTAGCTGACATCGGAGAACTGCCTGAAAGTCCTATTACTTTTTATAACAGCATGGAAGATGCTTTACAGCACAGACATAATTTAGATACCATTACAGAGCAACTTGCTGAACGTAAAGAAGAAACTAATCCATATGCTGACCAAGTAGTCACACTTAGAGAAACTGGATTGGAAGAAGTTAGTTACGAGGGCATTAACGAGTGGACTAGATTAAAAGACCACCAAGACTTTTTGTATAAACTATTAACAAGCAAAGACAGTTTTATAAGAAAGAAAATTATTGACCAGAACTTGCAATATTTAAACTACCGACTAAATTATTATTTAGAAAAGTTAGGCTTGCCACATGATGTTAGATTTAACTCGGACCTGAGTGTAGACATCACCGAGTATGGTAGAGACTTAGACTTTGATAATTTGAGTAGAGGCGAACGTAACAGATTAATACTTGGCATGAGTTGGGCATTTAGAGATATTTATGAAAGTCTTAACCAGCCAATGAACTTAATGTGTATTGATGAACTTGTTGACTCTGGCATGGACACAACTGGTGTTGAAGCGGCACTTGGCGTACTTAAAAAGATGGGAAGAGAATCTAAGAAAAACGTATTCTTAATTTCCCACAAGGAAGAACTACAAGGAAGAGTTAGTAATGTATTGTATGTTGTAAAGGAAGGTGGGTTCACTTCTTATGCCAACGACATCGAAATAATAGATAACTAATATGCATGACACAATGGATTTACGAAGGTAAAAAAGTAGACGAACTCCCGGCAGATTGCGAAGCATTTGTCTACTTAATCACAAATACCACAAACGATAAAAAGTATGTAGGTAAAAAATTAGCAAAATTTAAAACAACAAAGCCTCCTTTAAAGGGAAAGAAGAATAAAAGACGCGGAACTAAAGAAAGCGACTGGCGTACTTATTGGGGGAGCTCGGATCATTTAAATGCAGATATTTTAGAGATAGGAGAGAACAAGTTTACAAGAGAAATAATTTGGTATTGTCCTAGTAGAGGCGTTGCAAGTTACTTAGAAGCCAGAGAACAATTTGAAAGGCGAGTACTTGAAACTGACGACTATTATAACGGTATTATTAACGTAAGGGTAGGTGGTTCAAAAATCTTGCGAGAAGCATTAAAAGATAGATAACTAACTACTGCACAGAACAAAACAGACACCAAGTCACAGCATGGCATCACAGAGATCATCTCACAGCAAGGCACACACATAGGACTATACACCAGCCCCAACCGAGGCCAATATCGGACTCCTCGACAATCCGGCAATGGAAACACCCGGTGCGAGATTGGAGATGTATAGCGGTAAAGATACGACACAACGAAAAACTGTATTAGAAGGATGTAGGCAATGAGAAAAAGCAACCTACAAGTTTGTATAACTAAACTCTACAAGGTTATACAAATTTCCGTGAGATGAGACGGTAGTGTATGGGGACAGAAAGCTCACTGGTTCCTTTAAGCACCCGAGTTAGAGATGATGATGGCTCATATGATGTCGACAGACACTATATTTCCGAACAGCTTCTCCTTTCAATAGGAGAAGTATGACTCCTACTATATGATATCGCATTACTTAATTAATACTAGAAAAAAACTTTCTAACAAGAACTGATATGAACGTAAGTGAATTGAAGTTAGTAGTTAGAAAAGATACGAAGTATCTCTTAAAGTAGTATAGTATTTAAATATGCTATAGTATCAAAATAGTTCTTTCGCAAATTGATTGAAAACATTTTAGAACTTACATTAATATCTCTATGATCACAGCCATGTGACAATTGCACATTTAATGCCATTACTTGACCTGGCATAATATATTTTGATTCATCTTCCTTTCCATGTGTTATGTAGATCGGATGATCTTCTAGATTGAATAACAAGTTACACTTACGAGTAAACGGATTACCCCACCCAAGCAAGAAGTCGTTGTGATTTAATACATGCTCGTTTGCAGGCACAGATTCGAATCCAATACTATGCTCCGCTAACACTTGTATAGGACTTAACAGATCTTTAACTTTTTCCAAACACGATAAATCAGACAGCATAACAATGTCTTGCACTATGTCTGTACGATTTGGATCCTTGTGCATGTAGTAATCACTTTCAGGTATAGTGTTAACTACCTCTTGTTCCAACTCTAGTATTGCAGGTATATCCAGTTTAAAATTGTACACAGTACTAAACTTGCTCATCTAACCTCCGCTGATATGCTTGTCGAGTATTAATTGTGAGAAACTTAAAGTCACTGTCAGTTGTGTTATTGCACCCATGTAATAACGTAGTATTGATTAGTAAACTCTCGCCAGGCTGTATAGCAACCTCAACTAGTTCTCCATCATTTGAATGTTCCACATAAGCCACGTTATCACCTACATTTATAAGCAAGTTACTTCTGCGTATAATATCTGTGTGTGCTGTTAAATGACTGTTTGCTGGTATAGATTCTGCGCCTATTATAGTGTCCTCGTTGATACTATATTTGTCCACGAAATCATCGGTTATCCAGTCTAATGCCTTTAGTTTGGCATAAGGAAACACACATTGGATAACTTCGTTATATGTGAATTCTTGCCGGTCATAGCCCTGCAATGTGCTTAGGTTGTTGTATATTTGTGGTTCAATGTGCATTAACAGTATTTATATACAGACACATAGTGTATTGCCAATATTTTAGTAAAAGTTACCAGAAAGACTGGCAAAAAACTTGACATGGACCGGGTTTTGTTGTATAATATGTGCATAGTTTAAGTAAAAAGGTAGGAGTTTTTATGATTGATATATTACAAGAAGTAACCGATTGGGGCAAGTACCCAATTAACAACGGCATTTACCACGTGAACGGTGCAGGGCAGTTAGTTGCATACAAGCCTTCAGACGATGCTGAACTTAAAACGTTTAAGAATCCATTAAAACAGTTTAGTAAATCCAGGCGCAAGTTTGTTAAGCTCGGTCAAGTTGAAGAGCAATTAGCAGATGACGTTATTATTGTGCAAGGCAGTAACGGAAAAACGTACACAATACAAGACGGAAAATGTTCATGTCCAGGCTACACTTACAGAGGAAACTGCAAACATGTCAAATAATCACACTAAGCTATTCACTGCTATTTCGGTAGCATTAATGACCACTGCATGTGCTAGTGGAGGCGGCTCAACTACTGCACCAGTGCAAACAATCATTACACCGCCAACAACTACAGTTACTACTGATCCCGACAAGCGAATCCAGTTTGAAACATTTCAAGACAACTATGAAACTACAACTAGTACGTTAGGTTACAACAGAGTAACATACAGTGTAGGTGATTACAACGATACTGCTTGGGTTAATGGCAAATACACCGTAGAAGACTTTGCATTTTTGCAAGTTACTATTGACGGAGATCATGGCGGTAAAAACCCAAACAATCCAGATTCCGAGGAGCACTCAGAAGGCGGTGCTTGGATGACAAATGCAAGTTATGTTATAGAAAATGATATCAACCAAGATGGTCATAATGATTTTATTGTATGGATGAGAACTTTTGGAGACTTCAACACTATACCTGGTACACGAGCATTACAATTTGTTAATGACGGTGAAGGACATTTTGCACTAGACTGTAGTGTTTTCGATGACGGGGTATGCCCCTTAGTGTTCGGTGAAGGATCATTACTGACAAACATGGGGTGGTGGCACAACGAAGATGCTCCAGTAAAAGTCGAGAATACTGGTGCCATACAGCAATATGATTTAAACGGTGACGGCAACAAAGACTTATTTGATACAGGATTGTTGTGGTTAACTGAGAATGGGAAGTTTGTAGAATCACGTAATAACTTGCCTGCCTTTATGCTTGAAAACTTAAATGCCGACGGTGTCGATGTTGGTATATTTGTACATGACCATGCTGTAGGTGATTTAAATGGTGACGGATTCAACGACATATTCATGCCCAACACAACACCTGTTAGTTCGCAAAATAATATGTACAAGTTTTTTATGTTAAATGACGGTAACGGCAACTTCACTAATACCAGTTTTGAAGTAGGACACTCGGCATATTTTGCAACAGCAACTACTATTGCAGATTTTGACGGCGATGGATATGGCGATATTGCGTTAGGCTGGAGCGACTATGCGTATATTGATTTAGGTGGAAATAGTGTAGGTGGTATTTATTGGGGTAATGCTGAAACAGATTACACAAAAGAATACACAGCATTACCATCCGGATACTACGAGCATAACATTGTGTTCGATATGCAGGCAACCGATATTAATGCAGACGGCTTATTAGATTTAGTTTTAGCAAACACTCGTGGCGATGAATACTATCAAGGGCATGTGTTACAGTTCTTAACTAATAACGGTGACAGAACATTTGCCCAAGCGGCATTTAGAGCAGAAGAGTTAATAGACGGAATCAACAACGGTGTAAGTTACATTTATATACTAGACTTCAACCATGACGGTGTTGATGATATTTTAGTTACGTCACAGGATCGTGCGTATGCTATGATTAACAATGGCGACGGAACATATACAGAAACAAGCCAGTTTGCAGTCCCGGATAATAATGCTATATTTAACATGTTATTTCCTGTCGAAGTAGACGGCAAATATGACTACGACTTTATTGGAGCGAATATCATATCACCGTCAGACACACAAACAATTACCAGTTTCTTTATTAGTTTAGACCCACCCTCGCAGTTAGAAGAGATGAGAGCAGAGCTACTTAACAAGCCATTGCAGTATGCACAAACTATTGCTGACAATAAAACATTGTTTCACAATATTAAAAATGCAACACTTAGCGACAATGTTTTCTTTGCAAGAAATGGCGTTACAAGTATCCAAGGGTACTCACACAATTTTGATAACATAGGTGTTACAGTGGGTAACACATCTAACGGTGCATTAGTATACTTAGACAAGCAAACAGGACAATTCCATTACGGCTTGGGTTACATGACAGACAAGATCAATGCTAACAGTAACGGCAAATGGTATGGCAACGGCACTGCTGAATTAGATGTTTCTACACTAAATGCATTTGCAGAATATACCACTCCTATACTGCCTAACATACATATTACAACAGGCATAGCAATGTATAAGACGTCAGTACAAGGCTTTACAGAAGAAAGCAGTCAGTACAACATCACTGTAGAAGACTTTACTTTAAACGATGCAGAATTATATGTAGATGTAACAGGTATGCACACATCAGTGTACGGAAATACATACTTAACATTGGGTACTAGTATGCACCAGAGCTTGAGTAATAC